CACCTTGAATGACACGCACGCGCTTCAGGCTGGCATTGATTGCCGCAAGGAATGTGATCGCCATGCCTTAGTTTCCCACTCTATCGCCGCCTGCCCCAACTTTGGGTGCGCTGCGCCCAGTTTCTAAGCGGCCTGCCAAGGGCGCCTATACCCGCCAAGCCGGTCAACGTGTTGTCGATCGGTGGCCCGTCCGGATCGATGTCGGGTATGCAAATGGCAATCGCCGGGCAAATGATGTGCGACAGAAGCCGCTGCGTCACGATATTCGCCACGCCCACCGCGGTTGCCGGGCAGACAATTTGATACAGCGACCCACCCATCTTGATGATCGCGACACAGACCGCGGTCGCCGCCATCGCGACGTTGCGGAGAAGTGACATATTGGCCACACCGATCGCGGTCGCGGCAAGCGACTGGTTCGTCGTGACCCGCGTGATCGTGACCGCGAGCGATACGACCTGTGTCACGCGGACTTCCGGCGCGTATGTCAGCCCAAGTGACGTGAGCTGTGTTGCGCGCACCTCGTCGGCGTGCGTGACCGCGAGAGAGACAAGCTGCGTCAACCGCCCAAGCGAAAGCTGGATGTCGGCAACGCCGATCGCCGTCGCTGCTAGGGTTTGGTTGAAGGTCGTCATTATGCAAGCTCGGCACCCGCCTCATGCGCGTTGTAGCCCGACACGGTCCACTGCGTCATCGTGTCTGGGTCGGTCTCGTAGGTCTCGTAAAGGCCCGTGTAGACGCCCGATGTCATGACCTGTGCCGAGCCCGTGCCCAGTGTCCCATTCGAGTTGTTCAGGAGCTTCAACTGGCTTGAGCCGCCCGCCGTGCGCTTGACCGCCGCGCCGACCTGCATCCCGAGAACCGTCTTGCGGGTCGTTGGCAGAGAGCCCATCCCCACGAGGAATTGGTTGCCCACCGTGCCGGTCTCCAGATAGGTCGTGTCGTCGTCGATTACCGGGTCGTCAATCTCGACATAATCGTCGCCGCCGTTGAGCGGGGTCCATTGCCGGACGCTGCCGTTAGCGTTGGGGAGCGTGGCGTCAACCTGCGCCTCCACGGTCAGAACCGTGTTGTTGGTCGAGCCATTCGTGTCGAAGACGAAGAAATCATCGATCTTGCACTGCCGCACGTCCCGCACGATCTGGAAGTCATTGAAGAACGCGGACCCGCCGTTTTGCGTGTCGGCGCCTGTGAGATTGATAATCTGTGCGCCGTTCAGATACATATTCACGTACCCGGTCGTGTCATTGACCTTGGCTTCGATCCCGAAGAAATTCCAGTTCTGCAAGGTCAGAACGCTGTTGGCCGATGTTGCCAAGGTCGTGCCGTCGCCGTTCTTGACCACGATCCCATTCAGGGAATTACGTTCGATGATAATGTGCGTCGTGAAGCCTGACCCCGTGTTATGGCGGCAGTTGAACAGCACCGCGTTGTCCGCCAGGGCGCTGTCAACGTAGAAGCCAAGGTGCGGGCAAAGTGTATCCTGCTCGGCTGGCGACGTATAACTAAGCAGGCCAGCGGAGCCCAAGTGGCAACACATGACCCCCGTCCGGAACTCATCGTCGTCCACGGTGGCGACGCTTGAATTATTGAACCCGTTCGCCGCGTTCCAGGTATCAAGCGCAGTGCCATCCGGAACCACGTAGTCCCACGAGCGTGCAATCAATAACGTCATTTTCTACCCCATCCTCTACGTGGTCCGACCCATTTGCGCCTGTGCGAATAACCAAGCCCGCCACCGCCCGTGAACGGCGCGAAGAATTGCCTGTAAAGCGCCACGATCGACGCGACGCCGACCGCGACAGCCGCCATCGTCACGAGGTTCAAGACCCCCGTGGCCGACGCAATCCCCGGAATACACACGGCGGTCACTGACAAGAGTACGAAAAACGTGGCTTTTCTACCAAGTCCGGCGACGCCCGTGGCTGTAGCCGCCAATGTCCGGAACGCCTTCAAGCGCGTGGATATGCTCGCCACGCCGATCGCAGTGGCCGCTAGGGCTTGTTGGACAACCGCCGTCAGTTTGGTAGCGGTCATGCCCGCAACGCCCGTGGCGGTCGCTACGAGAGCCCGGAATGCCGTCAGCATCGTGTTGATCGTCGCGCTGCCCGTAGCCGTGGCCGCGAGCGTGCGGAAGAAACTGGACTCAGTCGCAATACTAGCCACGCCGACCGCGGTAGCCGCGAGAGCCTGTATCGTGGCACTGATCTTGTCCGCGATTAGCGTCGCACTGCCCACGGCGGTCGCCGCAAGCGTGCGGAATGCCTTTAAACGCGCGGATAGGCTCGGCGACCCGGTCGCGGTCGCGTCCATGTCCTGTTGCGTGAATGGGCGATTGATCGCGATTGTTGCGGAACCTGCGGCGGTCGCGCTCAGGTCACGGAACGCGGATAGCGCCGTCGCGATGTCAGGCACGCCGATTGCGGTAGCCGACAGTGCTTGAAGTGTCGCGCCGGACACATCCGGGATGATAATTGTTTGCCGGGGAATGGGCCGATAGATTTCCCATCGCGTCCCAACATCTACAACGCGCCTGATATCCCCCGCTGTCAGACAGTGGTCATAAACCCGCATGTCAAAAATTTGGCCGTCGAATGGGTTGTTGGCGCCTTCCGACGAACCGATTACCGTGCTATTCGTCTGACTTCCAAAGGCATTTGCCGCTGAATGACTTTCGAGGATGCCGTCGCGATAGAAGGTGTAATTCCCAACGGTGCCGCGCGCGCCGCCGTTGAAGCTGATTGCGATATGATGGGTTTGACCTAAATCGCTGTCCTGCCAAGCCCCGTCCGATTGCATTTCCGGCATGTTGCTGGAGCCACGAGAGCCAAAGGCGAATGGTTCGAGCCCCGCGACGGCCGTTGTAAACATCGCGCGGATCGGCTCGCCGCCGTTATTCGTGGTCTGAAATTTAAACGGCGCTGGGTATGCGTCCGGCGAATAATCATCCAGCCGGTACCAGAACGCCACTGTCCAGTCCGACGCCGCGTCCAGAATGAAGCCATTACTCAGATGATCCCCGGAATTGGCGCCAAACTCCCACACGTTGGCACCGAAAACGGACGGGGCCATCCTCTGGTCGTCCGTAGACCCGACAATCGTGTTGTGGTGGCCGTACCCGCTAATGTCAAAAAGATGGTTTGAGCCAAACAATGGCCAACACGCGGTAAGGTGCTCGACATGCCGTTTCGTGCGGTCAAGCGTGACCGGCCCCTTCGGAAGAGAAAGCCAGTCCGGGCGCCTTGGGATAAGGATTTGGGCCATAAAAGGCCCTTATGCGTGTGGCCCGAGAGCCTTGGGCGTGACGGTCAATGCCCAGCCGGTCGCGAAGTCAACGCCGGTCTGGTTCTCGACATAGAAATTGTAAACCTGACTGGTGTAGACGTTGGGCAGCGGAATTTCGATCGACTTGACGGTGTCTGTCCCGGTTCCCCAATTCGGATCAATGTGGAAGGTCCCGAATGGTTTTTCCTGATAGCTCGCGTCAGGGACAGCCTCGTCGTCCGTCCCGTCAACATTCATCAGGCGACCGTATAAGTTCACATACGGCGCGGACCCAACCGTCCCCGTAGCGTATTGGCAGCGCAGGACGGCGGCGGCGTAATTCGCGTCGTCGTCGTTAGTGAATGCGTCTAGGTCAGTCGTGCCGTTGGAAAACGCGCCGTCCGTAACGGCTGCCACGGAATTTGATAAATCCGTCGCCGTCCCGAAAAATTCGATTGCGGCGTTCGTCGTGATCGACATGGTCTAGGTCTGTTCGAGCGTGATCGTGAATTGAATCTGATCATCCGTGGCCAGCCCGATCCCCGTGAACGTGCCAATAATCGGCATGGACCCGTCCGTCGCCGCGGTATGAAGACCCGCCTCGCTGATCGTCTTGGTCGCGGCGCCACAAGTGTGAATACCGATCCACCTATTGGTTTGCGTGGTGGACTGATCTTCCGTGGTGGCCGTCACACGAACCTCGGTCGCTTCATTTTCTAGGCCTGTTGACGACTTGCCATCCGTGACCGTGCCTGACCCCCAAGAGATATACCAACCCGTCACGGACGTGGAATGGTCGATTAGATCGACAACAAGTTCCTCGCCCTCGGTCGTGTAGGTCGTGCCCATTTACTTGTCCTTCATCGCCAATTTCGCGAGTAGCTTGGCTGCCGAATCGCGAAGTTTCACCGTCTCATGGTGCCGGAATTTCGTGTCGCCCTTCCGTTTGACCCGAACTTCCAGCTTCGCTGTCGGCTGCGCTGTCGCTGCTTTCACCTGTCGTCTCCGCTAGTATTTTCAGCATATCATCGATGGTCGCGCCGCCAGCAACCTTGACGCCCCGCTTCGAGCACAGCTTTCGCAACGCGATCAGCGGATTCTGCGCGGCTTGTTCCTGCCGTTGAGCTTTTGCCAGCTCTCCCGGCGTCGGGATGGCTTCGAGTTCTTCCGGCAACGGAGGAAGTGGCTCCTGATCGCTGTTGCGCTGGGCACGGCGGAACGCACCACGATTGATAGGCTCCTTATCCAGGACCCCCGCTTGCTGGGCATTGATCAGCGCGGGGAGGATATGGGGCTTGGGTGCATCCCGGTCGATCGGGATTTCATAGGCGTCGGCCAGATCAACGAGCTGGCGGCGGCGTAGCGACGTTAGAGGCGTGACCGCTATCGGCATTTGCCCCGGTAGTGTCGGGCCTTGTACTCCCGACTCCGGGAAACTGTCCGTGAAGTTTGCCATTTGCTTGTCCTTGTCCGCTTGAATCTTCGGGATTGTACGAATCGGTGTTGATCGGTGGCATCGGGAAGCCGGGCGGTGTCGATGGCCCTTCTTTCTTGAACTTCTCCGCTTCCTCCGGGGTCACGTACTGGAACGTGTCGCCGTCCTGGAGCTTGACAACGGGCTGCTCCTTGTAGCCGTACACGCCGCCGTCCTTGATCGAGTCCACAAGGCTCGTGCCGTGGCTCAATTCGACCTCCATGCCCGACAGCGATGCCATCGTGACCCACGCTTCCGTGCAAGCCCGCCCGGACTCGGCGTACTCCCGGTTTGGATAGGTGAAGTCGCAGCCGAACAGTTTCAGCTTCTTGACCCCAATATGCATCGCGTAGGCGATCGCCTGGGCCACGCCGTTGTTGAGATACGGCTTGCCAAGAACCGGCTGCGAGATTTTCGAGACCTCGTCGATCGGGTAGTCATAGGACAGGGGGATAACGTCCGGGTAAGCCTTGGACGTGATCACCGGCTTGCCACGGCGCCGCAGCAACGTGAATAGGCCGGGCTTGAATGTCTCTTGGTCGTGAAGATCGTCCATCCAGAACACGACATCGTGCCAGATCAGGTTCGCCGCCATGTTGATCGCCCAGATTTCATCGGCGAAGTCCGGCGACGCTTCCTGGGTCAGGACCTTGTTGAACAGGTCCGCCACGGAAGGCCCCATGCCGCACAGAGCGACGGTCTTGGGCGCGTGGTCGAGATACCGGCGTACCGTGCCGTCCTCTTGCTGGACTAGCTTCTCGCGGGGCCTGCGGGCCGCGTGAGCGGCTAATGCTTCCTGCCGGTAGGCTTCCGCCTGCTTGCCGATTTCCTCGCCAGCGTCTTCCAGCGCGTGGGCGTACTCGATCAGCTTGGCTTTGGTGGCTTTGGTAAGGTCGGGACGGTCTAGGTGGCCGTCGCTATCGTCGCGCCGCTGTTCTGAATCATTCGCCATTTTGATCCCACAAACTCCAATTTCACTAGGTCATCCGCCTGGGTGAAGACAATCTGGCCGGTGGCGGTTCCGGTCAAACTCAATGATGCTTCCCCCGTCGCGGTAACGAATATGACTTTCTGCTGGCCTTCTATGCCGTCCTCTAATGAATAAACTGTAACCCCGAATCCAGTCGGACCCGCTCCCAGAATGTTCGCGCTTACGTCCAGGCAAATAGCCTGCGCGGTCGTCGCTGCCGTCAGTGTCTCGGTCGAGTGATAGCCCGGCCCCCGTGTGGGGACCGGGCCACCTGTAATTGCGACCGACATTCATCAAGTCGCGGTTGCGAGGGTCGCACCTTGGGAGAGAGTCACGAACCAAGTCCCGGCAACCTGCTTGAGCACCACGAAATCCGTATCGGCTTGGAAAACGTGGGCACCCGTCGCGGTGCCGGAGAATTGAAGCGTGGCCTCGCCAGTCGCGCCCATCTGCACGACCTTTTCCATCAGCTCGTGCCCGTCGCCAGTCGCCAGTAGATACTGGTTCCTGAGTAACGAGCCAGTCGCCGTCCCCGCGCCAAGCGTCGTGACTTGGTGCGTGGTGGAAATGGTCTGTTGTGCGGTCGCCGTCGATTGCGTCATAGCCTCGACGCCGTCCACGGAGTTGATCGGGCGGACTTGTGCGCCTGCCGTTGTGGTAATAGCCATGATTACCCCCTATGCGCTCAGAACAGAGGCGGCGTGGCGGATGCAACGGCCCCAGTTCGAGTTGAGGACAACACCGGCGTGCCACGATTTCCAGCCCATGGTCGTGACCTCGTTAAGAGGATCAGCGGAACCCGCCGAGCCCTTACCGTGGCTGATCATCTGAACGCCCGGAAGGCGATCGCCGACCACATACGACTCTTTGACGTGACGCGTACCAAGACCCACGGAACCCACGGCTTCCTTGCCGTAAATCACCGTGTTGTAGACATCGGAACGGTTTGTCGTGCCGCGCACGTCCACCGTGGCCGATCCGGTCGTGGTGTCGCCCGATCCCGTGTCGATGCTCGCTTCCGTGGTGGCAATCCAACGGACGCCGCCAACGGACCCAAACTCGCCGCGCTCGACGGCTGTCTGGCTGGAGTATTGCTCCACGGGAACAAAACCGGTCAAAGTGCGGATGTCTTCCTCGGTATCCACATGACAGAAGCCCCAGTACGCGGACCTGATCGGCGTGGTGCCGATGTTCCGCGAGCCTTCCGTCTTCGGGAGGAACAGCATCGCATTTTGTCGGTTGAGCTGGTTTACGGTCGTCGCGATCTCGGAAAGGCCAAGACCCGCAAGGGCCACGGTCCCGCCAATATCGGTCGCCGTAGTGGCCGCGCCCGCAAGCACGGCGGTGAAGTTGTCTTCCGCGATATCTCGTTGAAGACGGTTAAGAGACTGGCCTGCGTTCATGCCGAGAATTTCGGACAATTTCGCCGCCTGACCGTTGAAGTTGATCAGATCAACCTCTTCGTTCAAGAGGATGTAATTGCCGTATTTCGCGACAGTCGCGGTCAGGTCAGTCACCGAAGGCTGCACGCCCTGCCTTGTCGGGAAGGAAATGCTGCCAGATAGCTCGGTCAGTGCGGTCGTTACGGGAGTCAGGTTTTCAATCCGACGCCACTTCGCCGTGAACGTGCCAGAATGCTCCGAAATCTCCGCGGGCTCAGTCCCAAGGTAATAGGGCGCCAGAGCCTTCGCGTTGCGAAGCAGGTTGACCTGAAACACGACGTTTACTGGACCGGCAATTTCCGTTGTGGTGGTGAGTGCCATGTCATCGCCTGTGTGTTAAGCGGACTTGACCATTTGCTGCTCCATGAAGTTTTCCCACTCCACGTCGCTCATCTGCGACATTTCAACAGCGTTCGGGCCAGTCTTATCGTCCGCTTGGGTTACGGTTCCTTGCACTGCCGCTGTCGCCGCCTCGATGTCGTCCCTAACCGTGTCGCCGCCGCCGTTGCGATATTCCACCAGCGTATCTTTCACCCACTCACGCCCTGATTCGAGCGCCGTACTCCAGGCTGCCGGATTTTCCCCGCGTTCCGCGAACGCTTTCACAAATCCCGGATCGTTCCGGCCGTAAGCCTCAAGCATGCCAATCGCAACGTCGCTCTTGATACCCTTGAGTTCTTCCGCCTGACCAACGAACTCGACGGCACTATCCAGGTCTTTCTGGACGGAACTCGCCTGTTCCTTCGCCATAGCCTGTTCGGCAAAATCAACGACCGGCTTCAATGCTCGTAACGCAGCGGTGTCGGCCTTCGGGGCAACTGCCTCGGTAGTGCCTTCACCAGCGTTCTCGAATTGATCAAGAAGCTGGTCTAGCGCCGATTCCCCAGTGCCGCCCTCAGCCGTGCCCGTTGGGGCTGGATTGGACGCATTCTGCTTACCCGGCATGTTCATCATCTCCTATTAGCTGTACCACGATGGATTTTTCACCGGCAACTTTGCCGGACTCGTAGGCATATCGAAGCCCCACGGACTCCGGATCACGCTGTTCCGCCGCCCTGGGCTGCCAGGGCCGCAAGTGCGTCCGGGTTATCGCCGAGAGCAGTTCCCGGAACTCCGGGCTGGCTCGCAGGTTGTCCCTCAACGCCTTGAGGTGCGGCTGCCTCGCCAAAGAATCGTTGGGCATTCTGTTCTCCCGAGAGGACGAAAGCGTGGTTGATCACTTCCATCCAGTTAACTGGTATCGGTTGCTCCAGCGCACGCGCTTGTTCCACGATCTGGAGCGCGAATTGGATCGCGCCAAAGAAATTCTGGACCCGCTCGCGCTCGTCGAGCACGCCGGCCGATCCGTGGACCTTGAACGTCACAAGATCAGGTAGGTCCGCCGCGGCGACGCGGGCGTAGCCCTCAATCCCGCCAGCATCCACGTTAATCTCGCGCGGGGTCTTCATGACCTTCTTGATGATTTCCCACTCGTGATACAGGATCGTCGTCAGCGGGCCTTGTTCCACTCCCGTAACGAAATCATCCGTCCTCGCGATACCCCGTGACGCTTCCAGCTCGTGCGCGCCCGTGCCCGTGTGGGACTTGACCTGTCCGCCACGACGCGGGTCGTTCACGCCAGTCACGTCCTCGTACTGCTTGAGCAAGCCCACATAGATGTTGAACAGCGCGGACGGGTCGCCCACGTCCTGCGGCTCGATCGCGTTGGGCGCGTCCGTGGGCCAGCGTGCGCCGGGGAATATCTCCGGGCCACCCATCGCCGCCAGTTCCGCGTCGTGGCGGTCATAGGCGATCGGCGGGCGGGCATTCAAGGCTGCCACAGCCATAAGGTCGTTCGCGGCGGCGGTCGCGGCTTCCTGGATCGGCTGCCCCTTCATCAGAGGCGAGGACCCGTAGGAGCTGGACACATCGTCGCGCATGTAGTGACCCACGACGTAGGACCTGAATGACGCGTTGTTTTTCTCGAACCGGATCGCGCGGGCATCGCCTTGATGGACCGCGACGGTAATCGTGACATTGGGCAGGAAGATCGACGAGCGAGACTTGGGCACGACAACGTCGCCCTCAAACTCGATAACCTCGACCTGACCACGCCGGTTCATATCGTCGTTGCGAATCTCCAGCTTGTTGACCTGGGACATGATCCAGCCCCGCTTTGACCCACCCTTCCGGGCCGCGCGCTTCAATGCCTCCAGGTCCTGCCAGCGAGGCATGATCACGGACGGGACAAGCGCCACGCCCTGGTGCATGACCGATCCAGGCGAATCGTCGAGATAGACGTGCTTGAGAGACATGGGCAGGACAGCCGGCCCCATCGTGTTCTGCGCGATCACGCCACGCGGATCATGACGGAACTCCGCCAGCTTGACCGGGAGAATACGGACCACGCCCGTGCCATAGCGGATCATTTCGGAGTCGAATAGTTCGATCGATTGGCGGAAATCATAGCTTTTATGGAAGTGGTCGATCGTCGCGTGAACCAACACGTCGGACGTTTCCTGGTCTAGTTTGATCGGCGTAGCCGCGTCGCCGATCAGCGGCACGTTTTCACGGCGCCGGTTCCAGCGATCCCGATAGGAATCCGACACGTCCGAATGTACGGCGTACCATTCCGTCGAGCGCGGGAACTTCAAGCGCCGGGCATCGGCCGCGATCACTTCCAGGGCTTGGGCCTGCAATGGAAGCTCGATATTGGGATACCAGTCCAGTTCCTCGCCCATCGCCATGTCTCGCGCACGGGGCATCATGGAGATTTGGCGATCGATGTCCTTCCACATGGCTTCGCGATCGCGGCGATTTTCCCGGCGACGCGTCAGTTCCTCCTTGATCCAGGCGCCGATCGCGTCCCAGTCGTTCGATGAAAGCCTTGGCTTGTCAGGCATTGGAAAAGACCCCCTTGGCCTGCATTTCCTCGGTAAACGCGGCTGCGTCGTTGACCAAGACCTGCCGCACCGTCCCCAGATTCGTGTCCTTCTTGAAGTGGATCGTCCGCGCCGTGCCGTTGCACGCCCATAAGCCGTGCGGGCAGCCATCCAGGTCCACCTTGGTCGCGATGTAGATCATGCCGATTTTCTTGTCCTCGACACTGGCCATGTCCAGCTTGTCGCCGGGTAAATTGCGGGCAATCCGCTCCGCTATCTCTAGCTCGCTCGTTTCCATGACTGGCCTCCGACGATCGGTTTCCTTGGTCCTTTACGCTTGGGCTTGGCGGGCGGGCGGACAATGCCGTAGCGCCGCATCATGAACGCGTATCGCATCGCGGACATGATGTCGTCACGTTGCGCCACAATGACGCCATCTTTCCTGTGGTAGAGGCGCTTTTCCTCGAACCACTGGGTTAATGTGTTGAAAACCTTGAATTTGCCCGTTCGCATGTATTCGAATATTTCGATTACACCCGGCTCGCGGTGGTTGCCGCGCTCGTCGGGATAGTGGGCATGTTCCTTGAGCATCCGCAGGCCGTGACTGCGATATTGGTCTTTCAGGGCCACGCCGGACCCCTTGTCTCGATTCAGGCCGTCATGCGGCCACGCGGTCGGTATCCAATCGCCGTGCTTCCGCATGGCCTGTGCGTGGTAAACCGGAGTTTCACCGGGAGCGCGATAGCAGTCGTAGACGTAGATGGTATCCGCGTCACGATCGTGAGCAAGGAAGGCGCCCGCGGCAGGGTGGTCGATCCCAAAATCAACACCGTTAATTCGGGCGAAGTGTGGCGGTATCTCGAATGGCGGGATAGATATCGCGTCGTCGGCGATCGGAAAGACGCCACCGGAGCCCAGCATTGGCGTCCCGGATACCCTGGTTTCTCGTTCATGCGGCGGGAAAGACAGCTTGAGCCGCTCTTTCTCGTCCGGGTCCAGGTGCGGCGCGTCGTCCCATCCCACATTCGTCGAGTAAATCCCGCGACCCGCTTCGGCGTTGATAAAGTGGAGAACAACATCATCCGGACCTAGCAATGGGGTGAACGTGAGGACGATCATGCCCTTGGAATCGGCGGTGCGTGTCAGAGCCTCCGTGTAGATGTCCATCGGCGGTTCTTCATCGAGCCAAACCCAGTCCAGCTTGGCGCCCTGCCACTTCTTGCGGCCCTGTTCGTAGGTTTTCATCGAACACATCGACACGCCACCGGCCTTGTGCTTGACCTTGATCGTGTCCACGACCTCGGTCACGCCGGCTTGGCGGTATTTAACCTCGATCAAACTTTCCTTGGGTATCCAGCCGGTTCCGTGCTCGCCTTCCTTGCCCAATAGCTCGAACTGGACAAGATCGCGTGATGCCTCGCTGGACTCGGACCCGCACCAGCCGCGTGTCGCGCGGTCCCATTTGCGGCCCTTCCACCATTTCGGATAGAAGCCGGTCAGGTGGCAGGCCATTTCCGCGCCCGCGCTTCGAGTTTTCCCCACCCTGTTCGCGGCCATCAACATGCGCTCGGGGTTTTCAGCCCCGGCGTTGTGGAAGTCTATTTGCCAGTGATACGCCCCGATATTCGGATGGCCCCACGGCTTATCGTGGTCGTAGGGCTTCCCGTATTCGAGAAAGAGTTTCCTCTCTCTAGTTCGGCGTTCCAGTTCCGCTAAGGCGCGGTCTTCGGCTAATTTCATGCAACATCGCGGCTATTCCGGTCCAGGAAAGTCTGGTACCAGCCCATATATTGCATCATCCCGGTCTCTAACGTGAACTTTGGCGTCCAGCCGAGCAGGTTCTCGGCTTTTTGGACACTTAGCGTGCCCCTACGCGGCTTTTCCGGATCATCCGGGAGATATAAAACCTCCGCGCCGGTCTTCTCGACGACGATGTCCGCCAACTCCTGCAACGAGCGGCCATGCCCGCCCGTGATGTTGAATGTCTCTCCGGCGGAAGTTTGGCGTTTATTTATGATCGACCTTGTGCCAGCCACCAGATCATCGATGTAGGTGAAGTCCGACAGGATCGAGCCGTCGCCGAATATGCTGATTGACTGGCCGGCGAACGCCTGTTCCATGAACTTCTGTGTCACCCGCCCCGATATGCAGCGCGGGCCGTACAGCGCGGACGGGCGCACGATCGTGGTGTCGATCCCGAACGTGTCCCGATACCCCGCCACCATCTGCTCGCCAGCCGCCTTCATGCGCGCGTATATCCCGATCGGATTGAGCGGCGTGGTCTCCATGACCGTGCGCCCTTCCGTGTTGCCGTACGCAGTGCTTGAGGAAAACCACACGACATGCGGTGGCTTGGGCAGGTTACGTGCCACGTCGAGCGTGTTTTGGAGGGTGATCAGGCTGTTGTCGAAAGTCCGCTTGGGGTCCTTGTTGGACCGATCGACGTGCGCGACCGCGGCCAAGTGGATGATCACGTCCGGCTCCAGCGCGAGAAGCGCGGGGCTCAACTGGTTGTAATCGGCCGCGTCGATCCGGATCACCGGGATTTCCACGACATTCAGCAAGTTAAGCCTGTGCTCCGTGATCAGCACGGAATCGGCCGGCGACGTGCGATCAGCGCGCAGGCTGTAGTAGTTGTTCACCGACAGCGAGTCGATCACGGTCACGTTGTTCTTGGCGACCATGCCGAGCGCCATGTGATGCCCGATAAAGCCCGCCCCGCCGATAATCACGATATTCATGTCGCCTGCCTCACTGGTTCCGCCACGTCACAGGCGATCTTAAATTGCTCAATCTGGAACGCAAGCTGTTGACGCGACAGGTGCGGGCCGCACGACAGGCAGATTGTCTCACGCGAGATTTTCTCCGCGATCGGGAAATCGCCAGCGGCGTAACCCAGGTCCATGTAGTACGGCGTCAGTGGCGGGATCGGATTGTAATACACGCTCGTTTCGACCCACCGGGCGTGCATCGTGTCCCGGATCGTGTCCCGCGACATGCCCTCCGGCGCGAATACCGACATGGCATAGGCAGCGCCCGGCATGGACTCGATCCGGCCAAAGTCCCGCAGATGGTGGCGCAGGATCGCGTGATTGCTTTCGCGGCGGTCAAGCCACAAGGATTGCTTCTTGAGTTGAGCCAGCCCCAGCGCCGCCTGCATTTCCGACATTCGGTAGTTCATGCCGATATCGACGAAATTCCCCGCCTCATCCTTGCCGAAGGCACGCAGCCGCTTGGCGCGCTCCGCAAGCCCTGGGTGCTTGGTCAGGAGCATTCCGCCCTCGCCCGTGGTCATGTGCTTCACGGGGTAGAACGAGAAGGTGCCTACGTCGCCCCACAAGCCCGCGTGACGGCTCCTGTGGCGTGCCCCTAGGGCAAGGGCGCAGTCCTCGATCACGGACAGGCTGTGCTCGCGTGCGATCTGGTTGATCCGGGCCATGTCGCACAGTCGCCCGAGATAGTGGACCGGCATGATCGCGGCCGTGCGTCTCGTCAGGGCCTTCTTGATTTCCTCCGGATCGATGTTCCCGGTCGCCGGGTCCACGTCCACGAATATCGGGTCCGCGCCCACGAGGCTGACAGCAAGCGCCGTGGCGGGGTGCGTCAGGGCCGGGACAATGACCTCGTCGCCGGGTTTGACCAGCATCAAGCACGCGATATGGAGCGCGGCCATGCACGACGTAACGGCGGTCGCCATGCCGCCCTGAGTGTATTCGGAAAACGCGGCCTCGAACTCGGTCACGCGCGGCCCGTTGGTCAGGGTGCGCTGCGCGAGCGCGGCGACGACCATGTCGCGGTCATCTCTGCCTATCAGGGGCTTGCCAAATTCAACTCTCATCGCCTGCCTCGCGTAGATAGGTGTTCTGAATATGGTGGAAGCCGAATTTCTTGAACAGGGCTATCGAGGCGGGATTGTTCGGATTGATATTGGCGACCCAGCCCGCACGGCGCTCGGACGGCTTGTACGGGAGCGGTTTGAAAGTCACCATCAGGACTCTCAGGGCTTTCGACGCATAGCCCTTGCGGCGGTATTTTTTCAGAATGCTGATGCCAATCTCGTTCCGTTCCGTGACACGCAACTGGCCGACCGTGCAAGCTGCTTCCGTATCCAAGATCAGGAACCACCGCGCGAAAGGATGGTCCTCAACGAAAGCATCATGTCGCCTCCGGCTCGGCAATTCCTTGTGGCTGATGTTCGTGTGGGCCTCGGACTCGTCCGACCGCTCTTTCAGTATTCTCCATAGGACGTCCGCGGCGCCCGGAGAACCATGAACATCTTGTAAAATTACGTTTGACATTCTGCCTCCAGTTGCGGGCGTAGCCGCTCCAGGTCTTCCGGCGTGTCCACTGTCCACGAGTCTTTCTTCCAGAACGACGTGACGTGTTCACGGTCGTACTCGTTCATGAATGGCAGGCAGCGCAGGAACTCGTCAGTCCACACGCCCTCGGCCTGGAAGCCCGGTGTCGAGACCGCGGGAGGCGCGTACCGCACACCCCTTTCCAGCCGCTCGACAATCTGGTCGATCATCATCGCGGTTATGAACGGCGAATCCGCGCACACGCGCACGAAGGCGTCGCAGGGATAGCAGTGAATGGCCCAATCGAACCGCGCCACAACGTCCTTTTCCAGGCCCGTAACGATTTCTACGTCCTGACGCGATGTCAAATAATGGAGAAGATCATCATTTTCCTCGGTGGCTGGAATCGCGACCACGGTCTTGTCCACGCTCGCGCCGACGATCCTGTCCAACAGGATACCGATTAGCGGCTTGCCCGCGACCTCCGCCATGACCTTACCGGGAAAGCGTGTCGAGCCCATGCGGGCCTGTACGATCGTGTTGATGATCATGAAGTCATCTCCTGGACCGCGTCGCGGTAGTCACAAATCACCTTTAATTGGTCCGGCAATATTTCGACAGCGTGGTCCCGGCTTTTTTTGCCACGAGCGTCCCGAAAATGAACCTCGACCATCGGGCATCCGTGGCTGATCGCGTAGAGTGACGGCCAGATCGTGCCGGAGTGATCGGACAGGCCCATCTGGGTTATGCGGTGCCTATAGTCGCTCGTCAAAGCCTCTGACAAGGGCGCGGGATATTTTGCAACGCAACTCAAAAACTGACATTCGCGGCCCTTGATCAGTGGCCCGATCTTTATCCAGTCCCCGCGCTCCATCATCCCATTCGAGACAATCAGCGGCAAGTCGGTCTCGTCGTATGGGAACGTCATCGCGGCGCGTGACGCGACCTTGGCTGCGTCGCACAGCTTGAGCAACCGCATGGCCTCGTCCTGGAAGACCGACAGGATGAAGTGGATTCCCGCGTCATGGGCGCGTCGCGAGACTCCCAGCCACCCGTCATAGCCCAGCACCGTGTCGTTCCAGTACGGCATGCGCTCATCGTCGCCTTCGACGGGGCAGAACAGCGGCGCGTCCTTGACGAACGCCTGAAACTTGATCGCGTCCGCGCCACACTCAGCCGCGACCGTGACGAGTTCCTTGGCACGCTCCACGTCGCCGAAGTGATTCGTCCCGGCTTCCGCGATGATGTAGGTCGGGTTCCCGTTGCCTATCTCGCGCTCGCCTATAATCATCGCACGCTCCGCATGCTCGAAGTTTCACACATCACGGGAAACACTCCTGCCATTTGCGGAAGAACTCCGCGACTTGTCCGGGGTCGTCGAACGGGGCCTGGACGGTCCTGTATTGCTCGCTCCTGGCGGCTGTCACGACCAGCCAGTCCGAGTCGCCCCAGTAGTTCGCGTCTTCCGGCTCGAACCCGGCGAGGCGCAGGGCTGCCTTCAAGGTATTCAATGAGAAGCGGAACGAATGAAGGTCGGCCTTCTGCTTCCCGAGGTATGCCGACAGGGGCTTCTTGAATGGCACCATCAGGCGCGACCCGGTCGCGACGACGATCCTGCCGTCCGGCGTAAGGCAGTCGCGCGCACGTTCGAGCATGCCGATGCAGTCGCCGCAGTTCTCCAGGGTCCAGAGGATCGTGACCACGTCAACCTCGCTCGGGACAAACGTCTCGATCGGTCCCTTGTGGCTTGGTATCCCGGCCATGATCAGCTTCTTGACGTTCTCCTGGGCCGGCTCGACCGCGGACACCACGGCGCCACGCGACCGGATCATCTTGAGAAAGTCCCCCTCGCCCGCGCCGACGTCCAAGACGCGCTTCTTGTCCCAGCCATATTTCTGATCGAACCATTCCGCCACGAAGAACAGCCTCGCCTGCACGGCGGGCCACTTCGACGTGTAGCCTTCGCCCCAAATCCGGTCCCAGTCCGCCGCGATCGCCTCGACTGAGCGGCGCTCCTTGGCGTACACGAAACCGCACCCACCGCAGATATGCGGGAGACCGTCCGGCTTGTAGTCGCCCGACACGGGGATAGGCGCGCTGTCCGCCGTGCCGCACAAGTCACAAACATGCGTCGTCATTCGGCCCAACCCTTCCTGTCATGTGCGTCCTCGTTCCAATGCGCGTCTATCACCTGGTCAAGCTGGCCACGCGTCATGTCGAGATATTCAAGAACCTTGTGAATGAATTGCGCCGGGAGCTCATGGTCGTATTCCAGCGCGAGCTTCATGCCTTGGTCCCTAGTCATGTGCCCGCCTTGTATTAGCCGACTAGCCATCCGCGTGGCGCGGCCAAAACCAAACTTGACCCACATGAGATAGAAGTCCAGGCCGTCGATCATGTCATCGATCGAGTCGAAGCCCTCGAATGATCCATTGGACTTGCCCCACCAGCGGACGCCCCAGTGGTTTTGCCAGTCAACAAGCCGGGGGTAATCCGCCACCCGGCCGCGCTCCTGTTGGAAGCCCATCTGCTTGCGCGCGTCCTTGGCATTGCGGTAGATATCCCAGTCGAAGAAATACGACCAGTAGTATGCTTTTATTTCGCCTGCGTCTCCCGGATAAATATACGGCGCCAAGTCTCGTTCCGAGATGTCGTCGTCCGCCCAGTTCAGCGGATGGTCCCCAACCTGATTTTCAAGCACTTCATCCAGGTTCCGGGTACGGCGCGACTCGTCATCCAGCACGAGCCCGCCGTAGAAGGACTCACCGTGCTCGGCGTAGAAGACTGTCTTGATCCCGTATGCCTTGGCAACTTGTAGCGGGACACTGTTGACCCCTGCATCATAGTGCTGCTTGGGGTGCCCACGCTCGATCGTAAATCGTCTAGCAAGAGCGCGACTGACACGCTGATCCACACGATGGTAATGAATATCGAAACCGCTATTACAAACAGCATCGAGATTATGACGGCCCACATCAGTCCATAGCATCTGACCATAGCAGACCAGAAGCGGGTTAAGCCCGAAATCATGTTTCAGCCTCCATGCGATCATCGCGGAATCCTTGCCGCCAGAAAACGGCACGACACAGTCATAAGGCGCGCTGCCAACAAACCCCGCGATCAGGTTCTTGAACTCGCGCTCGCGCACGACCCAGTCAATATTCTTCCTCGCGTCAGCCTCCAGGCACGCATTGCAGCGACCGTCCGTGAACACGACGCGCGGGCGCGTGTCCGGCATGAGACATGTCTTGCAGATCATTGTACAGCTCTCCAAACCGCCGCCTGACGGCCGCTTTTGTTTCTGCGGCGCACGCCCGTGTCCTCGATATACCCAGCGGCGTGCAACTCCGAGACACGTGGGCGAATCGACAGCACTGAAAAACCAAGCACGGACGAAATCTCATCGGCGGTCCTAGTGTGGCCCGCGCGGTAATAGTCGAGCACCAAACGGCGAAGCGTTTCCGCCTTTGGGGCAATCGCCTCCGCAGCCACAACAGATGTCTCCGGCGCCTCGGTCTTGTGTCCAGGGAACAGAGGGTACGTCTCGCCAGGGTCCATCGTCATAGTCCTTTCATGTTGACCGTCGCATACCTAGCGGCATGCTCGGGGAGGACCGAAATGGTCTTCGACCATCGGCCTCATAGGAATCCCGGCTTCCGCGATCTTGCGCTTGAACATCGCGACGTGTTTCCGCGTGAAATGGAAGATATTCGACGTCGCGCACGCGGACGCGCCAGCGTTAAACGCATCTATCATGTGTCCCGGTACCCCGCAGCCCGACATGGCGATGATGGGCTTGTTAAACAGCGCCGCCAGCTCGCGGATAAAGTCCACGTCATAGCCCTGGAGAGACCCGTCCCGTGAAAACGTCTGGGACAGAATCTCGCCGCACATCGAGAACGAAAGACCGTCATAGTTCGGCGGCCGCCGCTCAGGGGGGTGCGCCTCGACACCCGCGACAACCGACGACGAGCCCAGCTTGCCTACAAGCCGCTCGATGAACATCACGTCATTCAAGGCATGATGCCCAACGACAATCTTATCAGCGCCAGCATTCATCAGCTCCCGCGCATAATCCCACGTCCTGACATGACCACCAACAGCCAGCGGCAGGAACAAATCACCCGATAGACGCTCGACAACCTCGATAAACCGCGTCGTCGATGTCGCGTCAGGCTCCGGCGTGATGTCCAAGACAACAAGCTCGTCAGCGCCCTCCAGATCAACGAAATCCAGAGAATACGTCCGGTCAGCACGGAAATGCTTGGAACGAACCAGCTTCCCGTCAGAAACCGTCAAGGCAAGGATCATGCGGCGCTTCAACGCCATTTTTTCTCATCCTCATCGTATCCCGCTGTCTCCGCCGCACGGCGGGCATTGGCCAGAATACCCCTGGCCTTGCGCCGACGCTTGCGAGCACGCTTGTCAGCGTCCGTGTCCACAACCGCCTCGTCCCGCAAGCACGCGCGCAAGGTCCTGACCTGCTTCCAGGAGAAAACCAGCCGGCGCGGCCCACGGCCATTCCGCAACTGACTAAGCGCGCTCTTGCCCATCGAATGGATAAAAGCCAGCGCGCTCCGTGGCAGGTCATCCGCCTCCATCCGTCGCTTGAGACCCACGACCAACTCGCGCCAGCCATCAATACGCCGCCAGTTGTCAGGACTCCCGCGCTTGTCACCCAAATACATCCAAACCCCAATGTCCGGCGTAAGAAGCGCCTCAAACATCCGCCGAAGCCCTAGGCGGCCCTTGGAGAGCCGTATCCCGTCCTCAGCACGGGCTCCCAAAACCGCGTTCTTGAGAGCACGCGCATACGGGTCGAATCCATGGCCAACCGCGCCACCCTGCTTGGGAGACCTAGACATGACTGAAACAAAAGACGCGCCCGCGACAAGCCAGAAGGACATGGCATGCAGCGGACGCGTCCAGGATGCTAGGGGGTAACATCATGAAATCATGAATAACCGAGACATGAAAACGTGTCAATAGTGTAGCGTAGTGTAAGAAAAAAGCCCCAGTGCGGACCGGGGCTGCACCGTCGCACGCTACCGCGTGCTCAGGGGGGCCAAGAGGCCCATAGTCGTGTGGGCGGGGGACGGGGTTTCCGAACCTCCCACAGGGAGGGGAATGCGCCCCGCGTCCTAGCCACGGTGGCCCGCGGCACGTACACCATCAGGTGCCAGTTCGGGTTAGCGGGGCGACTTTCCAAGAGCATGTCTAGCACACGAGGAGGGGACACTTCAAGGCGCGTGTCGCCAGCGCAGGCTTCACATGCTCGGGGCTCGCAGGCTCGTACATGGGGCATGGCGGGGGAGGGGGGTCGTGGGCTGAGGGAAAAGAGAGGGTATAGCGCTATAGCGCGCGCCGCGAGGGGGACCCCCGGCCCTTCGATTTCGCGCGCCATTTCCCATAATAGATATTATGCGACAAGCACTTGTCAATGATATCAAACACTTATCAGGTCTCGAAGCCATCCTTGTTCGCGATGCTCAACCGCAACGTGTCCCGTATCGTCTCGTCACCTTTCGCGAGGGCCTCGATCAGGTCATGATCCGAGGCTCGTTGTTCAGCGGTCAACACAAGCCGATCCGACAGCATCCCGTGGCACCTAAGCCGCTTGTCCGTCAAGCTCGCCAGCGCGCTCATGTGCCCACGCTCCCGGGCAAGCTCTATGTCGCTCAACAGGTCCGCCATCGCGTCGTTCACGCTATCGATGTCCGCTATGTCCGCGACCTCTAGCAATTCGCGGTACCTAGACACGACGCTAGGCTGCTTTGCGAGACGCGACGCGCAGTCATAGACACTGTTCTGTGACTTGCCTTGCCGCCCGTACGCGATCAGGTACGCGTCACTCTTTGTCATACCCTTGGCAAGCAAGCCGACAAATCGACGTTGTTTCGGATTAAGCCCGTCTGCGCCTAGTCGTGGCCTTGCCATGGTTTCATGCCTCGTGAGTTCGTGACGTGTCCAGGATAGCATGCGCTTGTGCATGCCTTGCAAGTCGTGGCCTGTGACGCGCAGGGAATATATGTTTGTGTCAAGCTTGACACGCTATGAATTGATCTATATACGTATGGGCACGGGCTAATCCGTGTTTTTGAAAGGACCACGACCATGATGTTTTCCAGCACCATCCACGACGTTGTTTCTTGTGAATTGATTGAGAACGCGCACGAGCGGGGAACGCGTGGCCAATACTATGCCACCACGCTGCGCGTCACCTCCCTTGTGTCTCGTTCTGACCCGGATGGTCCAACGGTTTCCGCCGACGTTGTTTTATTCAGCCCCGAGCCGCTTGGTCTCAAGAAAGCCAAGCCCGTTGCGAGTGACGTTGAGAAGATCGCGGCCGTGCGCGCCTATGCTGCGCAGCATTACGATGCGGGCGGTTGGGATATTGTTATTGAGTGTTGGTCGGATGACGACATTCTTGAGGCCGCACAAGGCGCGCGAAACGAATTAGGCGCTATCGCCAAGGTTCGACATGCTGTCGGCGATATCAATTCGGTTCGCGAAGACATTCGCTCTGCATGACGTTATCGCTATTCACCTTGAAAGGACCTGACCATGACCATTTTTCTCGGAGACTTTGAAGACTTCCGGCATGAGTTTGCCGGGGCGGCCGATCGTGTCGAGCTGTACCTTGTATACACCCTGCTAGTGGCAGGACGTGGTGCCGACAACGCCGAGACCCAGCAAATGGACCCGGAAATCACACAGTCGTTCCAGCGCGACATACGCGCCGCGAAACTGGCCCTTGGCACTATCTGGACTGTCAATCATGTCTAGACTGATTGCGATCGCCCTAGCAGGTCCCGCGCTGTCTTATGGCGCGGGCGCCTTGCTTGCCCACGTTTCCCTGTTGTTCACCTAGAAAGGACCTAGACCATGAAGCGTTACAGCCAAGACCCCAAGTGGATAACCACGCGCTACCATTCCAAGTGCGACACGTGCGGTGTTGATATCCCCAAGGGCGCGACCGCATTCTACTACCCCTTGAACAAGAGCATGCACTGCGAACAAGAGTGTGGGCATGAATGCGCGCGCGAGTTCGAGAGTGCGCGGTTCGACGAAGATATGTGGAGCTAGGGCCATGGAATATATTCCCTTTGCAATGCCCAACACGAAGCCCGGCACTTGCTGCAAGTGCAATGGGTCGGGACAGTATCAATTTGGTGGCGCTGTCGTGAATGGCGTTTATACCGGCAAGACCGGGAAATGCTTTGGGTGCGGCGGTACCGGCAAGCAATCCCGCACGGATATCAACCGCAATCGAGCGTATAACGGGGAGTTCAAGAACATGGCCAAACGTGACCACAGCCGAGACTGCACGCGCGTCGCAGCGCGTAACAGGCCTTGTAATTGCGGGTCCGGTTTCGATTGGTACGAAATCGTTGATGCGCGCGGTATATTCGTGACGTTCGCTTGCGAGCGATGCCACGACGATAAGGTCAAGGGCTATCGCCCCGAGGTATTCCAGGACCCCAATTACGACACGTTCGGCGATAGCGTCGATTGATCATGTCTGGTCGCGTCGTAAGGCGCGACCTAGCATGCGTCCAATGGACGCCCCGAGCGCGCAAGCGCGAAGGTATGACAACCACCTAGAAAGGACCTAGACCATGACCGATTTTAACAAAATCACGAACGTCGAATTTGATCGTGCCCTAGCCGATATACTTGACACCATGTCCGCAAGAGAAGTTCTCGCGATCCCTGGCGTATATGAAGCCACAAGCGAGTGTCTGAATAACGACATTCTGGACTATGCGTGGGAGAATTTCACCGCGCCACGGCTCGAAAGTGACCAGCAAGACCATGACCCAGAGAACATATACAACCTCCCCGGCATCAGGCAATCAATTGAAGAGGACCAGAAATAAGGTGCAATCCCGCGCCGTGATACTCGAAAGGACCTAGAACGATGCTAGTCATTAACCCCAACCACAAGCGGCAGGCCATTCAAACGAAGTACCTCGGCCCGACCGACACGCGCGGCGAGCGCGTCGAGGCGACCGCGTGGGCAGGCAGTAAGACCGTCGAGTGGGATCATTCCCTAAACTCCGACGATAACCATATAGAAGCCGCCCGCGCGCTGGCAGCGAAATTCGGCTGGGACCTCTACAACGACATGGCCGTAGGCAGCGCGCCAGACATGAGCGGCTTGCTGGTCGTGCTGACCCCGAAAGCTACGTCGTGACGCTCGACCGCGCCGCGTACCTGTGGCTTGGAGCGTGCGCCGTCTATTTCCTGGCGCATGTTCTGGTCGCGATACTCAACTAGAAAGGACCTAGGACCATGACAACGACCCATTTCAAACTAATCGGGCATCCCACAATATACCGGCGCACCGAATGGATACGGCCAGTGGGCAAGCCCGGCTATGTCTCCGGCGTGTCGCATGACGGCCGCGTGGCGCATCGTGTCGCGTGGCGGGATGTTGTGCTGCTCGACTTGCGGCATGTCGAGAATGAAGCGCGCGGGCAAGCCATAAACATGGAGTTTTGATATGAATAAGGCAGAAATGGAAAAGGCTGTGAAAGAAGGCGCCAGCCTCGCAGGCGCCAGCCTCCAAGGCGCCAACCTCGCAGGCGCCAGCCTCCAAGGCGCCAGCCTCCAAGGCGCCAACCTCTACCGCGCCGACCTCGCAGGCGCCAGCCTCGCAGGCGCCAACCTCCAAGGCGCCAGCCTCCAAGGCGCCAGCCTCTACCGCGCCGACCTCGCAGGCGCCAGCCTCGACGGCGCCAGACTCCAAGGCGCCAGCCTCGACGGTGCCAGCCTCCAAGGCGCCAGCCTCGACGGTGCCAGCCTCCACCACGCCAACCTCTACGGCGCCAGCCTCCAAGGCGCCAAACTCCAAGGCGCCAGCCTCCAAGGCGCCAACCTCGCAGGCGCCAGCCTCCAAGGCGCCGAACTCGCAAGCGCGCGTGGTATCCTTGAAATAAACGGCTGCGACCAATGGGCAGTCCACGCTGTCCGCCACTCAGACGGACCACGCATCAAGGCCGGGTGCCGCTGGTTTACCGTGAAAGAAGCGCGGGCGCACTGGAAACAAAGCCACCATGCGCCCGAACATGCCGCGCATATGCTCGCTTGCGTGACCGCGCTGGTCGCGCTGGCCAAGGCGCACGGCTGGGAGACCGCTTAGACAAAATTCACGATGAGAAACAACGCGCTAAGTATAGCATGAACCGCCTTGGAGCCCCTAGTTTTGGGGCTCTTTTTCTGTGGCTTTGCCTACGGTCCCAGGCGTTAGCCGCACGTCCGGGCCAACACGCTCGCACATGGCCTTGATATGGCCCTCGCACGCGTCGAGATATGCCGCCATCGCGTTGAATTGGTCGAGACAGTCACCCCGCGCGACGGTCATGCGGCTGGCCAGGAAGCGGATCATCGAATCGAACGTCGAGAAATAACCTACCGGGCGCCAGTCGCGCGCGTCTTCTTTCCTCGGCTTGTCGCCATGCTTGATAGGACGCTCGACGATAAACTGCAACGCGTCCGTCCGGTATCGCCAGCCCGGCGCGATATCGACAGCCGGGTTAAGGGGTCGTGTCTTCATAGCATGCCCTTTCCCGCTCGCGTGCCGGTCGCCTGTGCCGTGTTGGCTAGTTCCTGGACCCCTGCCCGGACATACCCACCGGGCGCTGCGGCGGCTATCTCGTCCTCCGTGAGCGACCCCAGTGCGGCAGCTACCCGCTCGTTGAACTTGTCCGGCGCGAGATTGGTCAGATGGAACCACCCGGCTTGCGGGGACGGGTACTCGTCAACGATCTTGAAGTACGCCGCGACGGTCGCGTCCGATGAGCGCGTGGAGCTGTCGGTATCAGTTCCGTCCGGTAGCGGTGTTGGTTCCTGCCCGGACTTGCGAAGCTTCTCGGCGTAGAAAGCCGCGCCGTTCGACATGCCGTGCGTGCAGCACC